ATAACACTTACATTCAGTGTTTTATTTTCAGTTCTTTTCTTCATGGTCGGAGGACTTAGTATTTGGGTCCTAAGAGATTATATAAAGAAAAGAATTGATGCTAGGTTGTCTATGCATCCTGAGATGTATGACGAAGAAGGAAACTTGTTAACAGAAGGATTAATAGCATTCAATTTTGATAACTACGACGAGTATCCTGAACCAGAAGAAACTTAATTTTTATTTTAACTGAAATGAATAAATTACCTAAGAACCCATTGATTTCTGAAATTCTACAGAAAGTATCAAACGCAAAAACCAAACAGGAAAAGATTCAAATTCTTCGTGAAAATGAAACTCCTGCTCTTAAGAAACTTTTAATTTGGAACTTTGATCCAGAAGTTAAAAGTGCTTTGCCTGATGGCGAAGTTCCTTATGAGAAGAATGATGCTCCTGTGGGCACCGAACATACTCGCCTGGATCAACAAGATAGACTCTTTCACAACTTTGTGATTGGTGGAAACTTTGATTTGTCACAATCAAAGAAGGAAGTAATGTTCGTTCAAATGCTTGAAGGTCTGCATGAAACAGAAGCAGAAGTACTTTGTTTAGTAAAGGATAAATCACTTGGAAAGAAATACAGAATCACCCAGAACGTCGTCGGAGAAGCCTTCCCAACAATCGTCTGGGCAGTTAACAGATCCACCAATTAAAAAATCAATCTGGAATGAGATTGAAAAGGAATACGCAAAAAAAGATGGGGTCACAATTCTGATTGAGGATTGTGATCCTGTTGCTGCAAAAGATAAAACATTACCAAATAATTCATACTTAGTAACCTATGAATATTGTGGTCATGTTTTTTATGATATAGTACAAGCAAACGCTAAAGTAAAAATCTTTGACAATTATTATGACAGAATCGGAAAAGGGATTCGGACAATCAACTGGACAGAAGGAAGAGCAAATCCAAAGTTCTACGGAGAGACTCCAAAACCAGATAAACGAAAGCGGTGAATTAAAACTAGATCTTAATCTAGATCATCTTGCTGTTATCAAACGAGAATATAAAAAAGTAAGACGTTACATGAGGTCACCAATCTATGAACTTCGTGTGATGGACGGTACTGAAAAGGTCGTAAATGAACTTCTTGATAAATATTATAAAGAAGAAGAGTAATTAATTCGATGAAGACCTTTAGAGAGTTTGTTCTTATTGCTGAAGATAGAATGGGCGAAAGATTGGGCAAAATGTCTGATGCCGATTTTGAGCAATTTTTAAAAGGTAGAACTCCCGGAGAAGCAAAAACTTATAGAGCAAAAAGAGCAACTTATACTTCATCAGGTTCTGCTGGACAAGGTGTTCGTGATGCTGCTCAGCAAGCACGCCAAGGTCAACCATTTAATTCAAGAGGCAGAGCAGGTTCTCCAGGAAATTCTCAAACTGGATATGCTACATCCAGAAATGCAGGAGGTGGCAGACCAACAACAGGAGCAACTCCTTCAGGTGGTACTTCAACTGCAGCACCATCGGGTGGTAAGTTTAGAATTCCTAGACCAACCGCAGGACAAGCAGCAGTTGGTGCATTGAATGTTGGTCTTGGCGCTTTAGATTATAAGCAAAGAAGAGATGCTGGTCAAACCAGAACTCAAGCAGGATCTGGAGCAGTTGCATCTTCTGCTGGTGGACAAGCAGGTTGGATGGTAGGTGCTAAAGGTGGTGCTGCTTTAGGATCTAGAATTGCTGGCCCAAGAGGTGCTCTTGTTGGTGGTGTTCTTGGTGGAATTACTGGAAGCATTGCGGGTTCATCTGGGGCAAGTGCATTATCAGATAAATTAACAGGCGTAAACAAAGCTCCAACTGAAAAAGATTATGAGAAGGCAAGACAAAGATATGGAATGACTCAATCTAGAAAGGTTGCGTCTCAAGCAAAAACTTATGGGGCAACAAAAGGATCTGCTCTTACTGGCATTGGCGGTCCAGCAAAGGTTGATACTAAAGCAGGAACTCTTACTAGCAAAGGTAAAACTGTAAAACTTGCATCAACTCAATTAGTTCGTGATCCAAAAACTGGACAACAACGTGTAGGAGATCTTGCTTATAAAGGCGGGCAAGCAGTTTACCTAGCAAGACCTTCAGTTGCATCTAGAGATACTGGATTGGGTGGCGCTATCAGAAATATTTCAAGGGCAACTGGTATTGGTGGTCAAAAAGAAAGAGATGCTGCTGCAGCAAAGAAGGAATATAAAACTGCTCTGAAAAATACTCAGACTTATACTAAAGGTTTAGGTATCAGTACTAAGTCATCTACTGCTCAAAAACTTCCTGGTTATGGAACTGCACCAAAACCAGCAGCAAAACCTGCACCAAAACCACAAGTTGCTGGTGGTGGAATGGGTGGTGCAAGAGGTAGTGGATCTAGTCCATCTGTAAAAAAATAAATAATAATACTAAGGTAGAAAAAAATGTCTAATCCCTGGAAGCAACCGTTTGAAGATTTAAGAGAACAGCAAAGTGTCTTAAGTGCTGATGCATTATCAAACTATGCATCAGGTCAAATGGTTTATGATCCTAAAACCCAGAAAATGGTTCCCAAACAAAAAGTGCAACCATCGACAACACCACCTGCAACCACGCCACCGTCATCAACAACACCTGCAACTACACCATCTACAACAACTACTCCACCATCATCTACATCACCCACAACAACTCCACCAGCGACTGCACCTAAACCAACTTCTTCTGCGACTGCATCAACTGCAGAAAAGATTAAGGGTGGTTTAGATGTTTATAAGAGTCAAGTTGCTTCTGGTAACGTGAAAGGTGCAGAAGAAACTGGTAAGTCAACATGGGCACTTGCTAATCCTGAGATGGCAAAGCGTGAAGCAGAAAGACAAAGAACTAGAGGAACATCTGCCAGCACAAATCCTTTAATGAAAGATATGGTGAGCAAAATGCCTGCTCCCACAACTCCTTCTCCAGAAACAACTAGTACTGCTTTTGATAAAGGAACTCCAGTATTTGCAGGATCAAAACCAACTGGTGCCCCTAACTTAAGTGCTGCTCCTGTCACTAACAGAACGTCAACTGCTTTTGGAGAACCATCATTGATGTCGAAACTTTCGACTCCAGCAAAGCCTGCAGCAAAACCACAACTTGGATCTGCAAGATCTAGAACTTTTGGTGAAGAAAATTCAAATGTAATTAAAGGTTTTCTTGTTCGTGAAGGATACGTTAGAGAAGCAACAGCAAAAAGATGGTGGGATGATGATGGAGACGGTGTTGGATATGAAAAAGGTGAAGTTAAAGGGAAGTTTAAGAAAAAGAAAAAGAAATAATTTGATTTGACAAACCAAAGTCCCTGGTCTATAATAGGAGCAGGGATTTTTTATTACCCATGAATCAAGACAAACTAAAATTAATCGTTAGAAATTTGGAATTACTTGTGGCAAGTTTAAAATCAGAGGTATATTCTAATGAAGAATCATATCTCACTTATGAAAAAATTAAAGAAGGCCTGGAATCGTATCATCAATACGATGACGATGGTTATCCCGATTGAGGTAAAGAAATGAGCGGACAAGTTAAATTAATTAGTGTCACACCTGATGCAGAAAAGACAATGGCATATGTTGCCAGGGTTTCTAATCCATCAAATCAAAACAATGACAATTATGCAGGACTTTTGAAGTATTGCATCAAGCATAATCATTGGTCTGTGTTTGAGCAGAGTTATATGACTCTTGAGATTGAAACCAATCGTGGTATAGCGGCTCAAATTCTCCGGCATAGATCGTTTACATATCAAGAATTTTCTCAACGATATGCTGATACAAATCTTCTGACCGAATACATTCCCATTCCAGATCTTCGTCGTCAGGATACCAAGAATCGTCAAAATAGTATTGATGATATTCCAGACTATGTTAAACTTAAATTGCAAGGAGAAATATCAGAACATTTTAATGCTGCCAGCAATCTTTATAAGCGTCTTCTAGATGCAGGAGTAGCAAAGGAATGTGCGAGGTTTGTGCTCCCACTGGCAACTCCAACAAGAATTTACATGACCGGATCTTGCAGGTCATGGATTCATTATATCAATCTTCGTTCTGCTAATGGTACTCAAAAAGAGCACATGGAAATTGCAGAACAAGCAAAGAAGATTTTTTATTGTGTATTTCCAAATGTTTCTGAAGCACTTGGATGGACTTGTCAAGAATGTGATTGCGAAGATATTCAACCTTCACTGAGGATCGACTAATGAACAACAAAGAAATTATTGAAATCGCAAAGGAATGCGGACTGGTTTACAATACCAATCATGACATTCTGGATTTCTATCAAAAGATTCGTTCACATTTAAAGAAAGAATTTGAATCTAAATACCAATACCAGGAAACTGGGCGAGAATCGTAAGGAGAGTTGAATGCCTTTATACCCTGTTAAAAATTTAGAAACTGGTGAGACTAAAGAACTCTTTATGACAATTGCCGACTATGAGCAATGGAGAAAGGACAATCCTGGTTGGGACAAAGATTGGTCTCAGGGATGTGCTTCTCCTGGAGAAGTTGGTGATTGGCAAAACAAACTGAAAAAATCTCATCCAGGTTGGAACGATGTTCTTCATCGTGCTAAGAAAATGCCTGGTTCAAACATACAAACATTGTAACTTTTATGCCTGCAAGAAAAAGAAAAGATTCTGGTAATGTTGGTATTGGAATGAGTGCCAAACAAATGAGAAGAAAAAAACCAATCAATCTAGATTTTCTTCTCGACATTGAACCACTGACCGATAATCAAAGACTGCTTTTTGATGCATATGATGATGGCAAAATGATTTTTGCTTATGGTGCAGCTGGAACTGGAAAAACATTTATTACTTTTTACAAGGCACTTAAAGAAGTTTTAGATGAGACTACTCCTTACGATAAAATTTACATTGTAAGGTCTCTAGTTTCAACTCGTGAGATTGGTTTCCTTCCAGGAGATCATGAAGATAAATCATCGCTTTATCAGATTCCATATAAGAAAATGGTAAAGTATATGTTCGAGATGCCAGATGATCCTTCTTTTGAAATGCTTTATGGAAATCTAAAGGCACAAGAGACAATCAGTTTTTGGAGTACATCCTTCCTTCGTGGAACTACATTTGATAGATCTATTATCATTGTAGATGAATGCCAAAACTTAAACTTCCACGAACTTGACTCTATCATTACCCGTGTTGGCGAAGATTGTAAGATTATGTTCTGTGGTGATGTAACTCAAAGTGATTTGATTAAAACTCAAGAACGAAATGGTATCATTGATTTCACCAAAATCTTGACAGCAATGCCTGAGTTTGAATGTGTTGAATTTGGTGTTGATGATATTGTTCGTTCTGGACTTGTCAAATCTTATATTGTAAACAAAATGAATTTAGGATACTAATGTTTAAACATGTGAATCATCTTGGTGATGTAGATTTATCAGCAAAAGAAATTGATGGAGTTCGTTACTATACAACTCCATCTAATAATTCTTATCCTTCTATCACTTCAGTTACATCTCACAAAAATCGTCAGTTCTTTAAAGAATGGAGGCAACGTATTGGTGAGGATGAAGCAAATCGTATTTGTAAAATTGCCACCACTCGCGGAACAAAATTTCACGAAGTCTGTCAAGATTACCTTGAAAATAATTTAAAGGAATCTTATGATGAGCAATCCATGCTGATGTTTGAAGCAGCAAAACCTTACCTTGATAAGATTGGTTTGGTTCATGCAATTGAGAAGTCAATGTATAGTGATGTTCTTGGTATTGCTGGTCGAGTCGATTGTATTGCTGAATATGAAGGTGAGTTGGCAATTATTGACTTCAAAACTGCAAGCAAAATGAAAAAAGAGGAATGGATTGAACAGTACTTTGTTCAAGAAGTTGCATATGCATGTATGTACTATGAAATGACTGACATTCCTGTTAAAAAACTTATCACTATTATGGTGACTCCTGAGGGTGAAGTCAAAGTATTTGACAAAAGAAACAAAATGTATTATATTAAACTACTAACACAGTATATAAAACAATTTGTTTCAGACAAACTAGAATCCTATGGAAAATGAAATAGAAAACGCTTTACGTGATAAATTTATGAGTCAAACTAAATTCTCTTCCGAAATTGAAGATATTGTAAAAAGCAGTAACTT